TAGGGGTTTCCCCCTACGTGTTAACACACGTAATTAATGCAAGACCCATTTAAATTTTGATTATACCTATCTTGCACTTCAGTATAATCAAATGTTAGTTAATATGAAAACTTGTCCGCGCCACCCTGTGGGTTTCCCAGGCCCAGTGGATGAACTCTTTACGTTGTTCTTTCATATTAACCCATCATGTTTATTTAGTAATAAGTCCAATTTTTAGTTTAATGAGATATTTGTAGTACTGGATACTGAATACTACCTCGCTCAATATAATATTGTTATATACTAGCTAATAGTTAGAAGAAGTAGATTATTTAAGAAAATAGAAAAAGAAGCGATGATAATGCAATAAATAATATAAATAATAATAATAATAATAATAATAATAATAATAATAATAATAATAATAATAAAATAATAAATATTACTTGATAATAACAAACACATCACAATATATTAGCAATCGCATCTGTTAGTCCAGCAACACCCGAACCTATTGCTATCCCACTTGGTCCAAAAGCAGCACCTGCGATAGGCGCTGTTTTCGAAACAAGATTCAATAGCTTGCTAACAATTGATAAGTTTTGATTGGGTGTCACTGCCGCTGGCATTGATGCTAGTGCCGAATCAACAATGTTGACAGATGTAGTATCAACTTTTGGTTTGACAGTTGCTAATCTCGCATACGGTGTTGTTGGTGAAATAATATACTCAACACAAGCGATGACTTCTAATCTAAAGGCTAAAGCACTTGGTGTTGTTATCCTAATCCTCTTAACACTAAAATTCGATTCCCATAAATATATACATCCAAAGGTACCGGATTTTGGTCCAGCACCAAATGAATGAAATGCTTTATTGGGTTCTGTACTTGATATAGCCGTTACTGGATTTTCATCGATTGTTGTCCAAAGGTATTGACCTGCATGTTTTAACACTCCTTGAGGCATTGTTTCTGGCCTCATTTGCACCGTCTTGGTTACTGTTGCTTGTACTCTCTCTGCTTGCGACATATCAACTTGCATGGTATTGACAGTTCCTATTGCTTGCGTTTGAGGCGAACCCTCATTCGAATTTGATTGTGTAAAAGCTACGCTGTTAATCTGTGTGTGTTCAACTGCCAATTCTGAATCGACAATCTCAATTATGCCTCCAATTTGTACCGCAGGTGAAGTTGGAATTATTCTGAAGCCGACTCCAGCTAACCTACATTTGTTCGAGATGGGGTTGGTGCCGATTGAACTCGGGACGAGAGTAGGGTTTGTAATCGGTACGATGTCGTTGTACCAAGCGAGGGGAACCCAGTTGTAGCTGAGACCGCTTGTTGTCGCTTGGTTGATAGACTCGCCGTCGACATAAACTGTGTTGGTGGTTGTACTGTCGGGTTTAATGCATCCCCCAAACGGTAGTGTAGGTGTAATAAGTATTGACGCACTTCCGTTAATAATGATGTCTGATACGCCTCGATGGTCGAAGACAAGCTTACGTTCTGCGTTCGAATCTGGTATACCCATAGAAGTGCCTGCATTAAAAGGATCAAGGCGGCAACGCGCATAACCCACGTCCAAGATATGGTTAATATTCGGCGTGGAACGTATAAGGCGTGATTTACGCATGCGCAACCTATTTTGCACAGCAGCAGTGCCACCGTTGCTATTAGCAACTTGATTGTTTCCTTTATTCTTTCTACCCTTATTTCTGCTTCTACGGGTATTGTTAGTAACCGTTTTCTGTTTCCGATTGTCATTATTCATAATAATGTTATATAGATAGATAATAATAATAATAGTAATAAATAAATAAAATAATTAATATTAATTAAATTAATATAATTTGTGATTCAATTTTTGTAAAAGCTGTTCGATATGATCTGGGTGATCATTGAGATCGTCCCTTAGCGTCTTTTCGATGCTAAGCTGCTCATAAACACTAATACCAAATGCTAGTTCGAAACTAGCTCTCGTACTATCAACAATCTCATTAATTGCAAGCGTTGCAGTAGCATCATAGTGGTCAGTTTTATAAGTGGTTAATGGACGATCACAACCACCTTTCCTGATCAACCAAACAGCTAGATCTTGTAAGATAGGAACACCCTTATTTATACTCAATTCACAAAGTCCCAAGCTGACATAGAATGAAGATAGTCGACTTGACCAATCTGTAGATGTATAACGAATCCTATCCAAAACTCTCATCGGTTTCCTAATCATGGTGTATTCACCATCAATATTAACCGGTGATGATTGACAAAACGTTATCTCCTCAAAAATATGTGCTATCTTTTCTATTTCAGTGACCATGTTAAAATTTTTAAATAATACCAAGTTCGCAACGATCTTTTCCATATCTTCCACATCACAAATTATAACTGAATCATCCCCATTAACAAAAATGATAAATTCTGTAACTCCAATATACAATAAAACTGATCTAATCATCAAATAGTTGGATTCTCCATTACCATGAGATGTAGTGTATTCACCTGAACATCTCTTACCTTTAACTTTATATCGTATTCCACCCATTGTAAACCCACGATTTTTAATTTGTTTCTTACATAATCGCATTAATAAACTATTTTGCGGTTGTCCACTAATTCTTGCGTACCTTCGATGTTCTCTCTCTAAAAGCTCTTCACTATAATGACCATCCCAACATGTATGGTCCAAACAAATACCAACTGGATTCTTAAAACTGTCCCACGCTGTTTTTAAATTCATAGCATTAACCTTTGGAACGTTGTTTTTGGTAAAGGTTACATGTGGATTAAAACTTGGTCCATGATCAAATTGTTTATTAATTTTCGTCAAATTAACTAGTGGTAATACGCTCCGCTTAAGTGCCAGTAAATATTCATAAGTTCGAAATTGAATACCTCGAGGTGGTTTGTTTCTCTCAATTTTACTTATTGGCCACTTTTCAATTTTAACAAAGAATTGAACGCCTGATTGATTCTTACCAAAAATCATCCTCTTGTTCATTATATTTTGATAAGCGCGTTCATAACGTTTCTTCTTCGCTCCTTTCGTATCTTTAATTATACTCCAATAATTAGGTAATTGATATCCTCCAACCTTGAACAATTCCTCACGCATACTATTACAATATTTATCATTTTCCTGTTCAAAGATGTTAGTTAAAGCAGGGATACTTGATTTTTCTGGTAGATCCGGTGTAAAATGTCTACCAATCATAGCATTATATTCATTGCAATAACAATTGTTGTAATATGTTTGTTGCTCGAGTTCCTTTTCGATGGTTTGTGGGAATTCGATTATTTTATAATGGTATGATTGCCGATGGAAGCCTAAATTCCGTGTGTTAATCATCAACTCGGGAAACTCATCCTCGTTTTCACGGTTATTAAAAAGATTGGTCACCCCCCTGCATATTGGTAATAATGATGTACAAACATTTGGTATTTTGGTTGATGATGAATTTAAGCTGGCTTAATGTTCTGGATTTAAGTTCACTTTTCTCTTAAACAAACCGGGTTTCGGTCTCGACGATTTTGGTGTCGGATCTGAGAATAGTGAACAATGGCCCAAATTGCCCTTCGCGAATTGATTGATAGCATATATTCCGTCCAAAACAACAGAATTTTTAATCGCGGATCGAAATCTTAGCTCCTCTTTTGATGGCAACCATAAAGCTAAGACAAGTGAGCTTACTAAATCATAATCTTCTCGAGTATTCATTTTTGAACCTTCTTTATTTAAATACACTCGACAATCAGTGATTATTTGTTGAACCATAGCTGGTGTTCGCTCCTTCATAAAATACTTAATTTTCATATAATAATATATGTCCTTATTAACCACTGATTCTACGGCACGCTTATATTCGCGTTTGATCCTTTTTGCCGGTTTTATTAGCTCACGTTTTTCAAACATACCAAAACGTTGGTCAATTGGTATATCATTTTCAATCAAGTCTCCCACTGCTTCTATGAAATCTTCGTTACCATTTACGACATCATCAACACGTTGTTGTAAAACTCGTTTTGGAACTCGCTTCACAACATTCCTTACTACTTGTGGTTCCTCCGCTAAAATGATATCGATTTGCTCGTCATTAAGATTTTCTGGTTGTTCATCTACTAATAATTCAAACGCGTTACTTATTGCTAGTGGTGTGACTATTTCCTCAAGTGTTGGAACGAGTTGAGGTCTCGCTATTGGTGCTTGATCTCGACGCAATACGTTTCGCACCTGACGCATGCGGTAGAAAAACTTTGCTTTTAAACTATCATTTGGATTTGGTTGTGCTCTAAGCCGGGGAGCTACCTCAGGTCGAGCAGCCTGGGGCCCATAATTCACTTGATAAAACGCCATTTTTCATAAATCACTAGTAACGCTTAGTGTTGCGATCCTAATTTTACCCCTAGGATAAGGGGGTGTAGGCTTTGGGTCACACCCCTTCTCCTACCACATCGCCTTAAACGGATGTACGTCTGGACCACTACCCCTCGGACCTGGCAGACTTGTGGTCAAAATAAGCACCTACATTAAATCAAATTGACAACTGAGATTCAATCGATGTTTAATTAGATGAATCTGATCAAATTCTCAATTGATATTTGATATAATCGAAAAATGCTTAATAATACCCTGCGTACGTTCG